GGAGACGATATTGTCATAGCTGACAAAGCCGTTGCTGAGAAGTACCTCGTCCTTATGGACACTATAGGTGTAGAGGTGGGAATTGCCAAATCCCTAGTCTCATCTATTAAGAGTCTAGAGTTTGCGAAGCGAACCTGGATTCGAGGACAAGACGCCACGCCGATTTCCTTAGCGGAACTCAGTGTTGCGGCGAGTAACCTCGCTGCTCTTGAGGAGCTTTGGAGAAAAGTGAAAAAATCGAGAGAGATCTCGATGGCTAATGTAGCACGCTTCTCGGGTTTCGGTTATAAGAACCTAGCGCGACTGCCAGTCGCGTTCGGTTTAAATAATCGTCTCAGTAGACTGCTTGGGTATCTGTGTAGACCAGGCGGGTTATTCCCTATGACTTTTGAGTCTTGGGTAATGTCCCGGGGCCCTGGCTATCCAGTAGGACTCGACTGGAGAGAGGCGCGCGTTGTTGCGCAGCTCTTGGTCGATGACATCACAAGCTTAATCTCTAAGAATCTCGAGAGGAGTAAGGAGCAAATCAATGGAGTTTTGGGACTCCGACTATTCGATGCGGAGCATAAAGTTCTGCAGAGAGTGGAAGGGGTTCCAGGGCCCCAGAGACGAAGACGGGTGTCAAAACCTGTCTATGCTCGGTCTTTAAAGGAGGGTTTTGGAGACCTAACAAGGTTGATAGAACCGTTCTTTAAGGATTGGGTCCTTTATCCTTTCGTGTCACCTCTTAGTAGGAAAGCGAGTGGGCTCACAGTTCGTCTACGAGAATTTGTAGAACGGAAATCTGTAGCCGGATTTACCGGGTTGGAGAGCACCTGGCTCTGGATTGCAGACGCTGAGTCGGGCCTGAAAGCCCTTCCAAGCGAGATCGACCTCTTTACTCGGGAAGATCCTGAGGAGAGAGTTCGACCAAGCTCGGTCATACGAGTTTGGATGCAGTGTCGGAAAAAGGTCTTCAGAAGACCCAAAGGTCCGGAAAACCGGCCTGCTGAAGCGAAGTAATTCGCGCTGGGGCGCTTAGAGTCATGACCTAAGTGTCTTAGCTAAATCGTCTAAAGTTTCCGAATCACACTATGTGTGTTATAGGAAAGAAATAGAACGCGTAACTAAGCGCAATGAGGTCCGAAATCCATGGGTGAAAACTCATGGGGGGCGGGTAGCCTCAGTCCCGG